AAGCCACAGTAGTATAGATTTTTATAATTCAACTACTAGCAAATTAGTAGGGCAAAACGTAAACGATGTTTATATGTTTACTCTTGTTTTTAAGAAGTCGTCAGCGAATGCAAACCAAACGCATTTAGATTTTAGGCTTACTGGTGCTGATGGGTACGATAGAATCAATAAGGTATTAGCTTTTTATAAAGGTAACGATGTAGAACAAAACTGCCACGAGGTATTTCAATATTATATTGATGCAAACGCTTTAGCAAATGGTTTAACACCTAAAATTCAGTCGCACGGTGGTACAGCTAAAATATGGGATATTATATTCTTTATACAAAGAACACAAAACGCTAGTTTAAGCTAATGAAAAAAAGACAATACGAACAGTACGCACCAAGTCCTAAGAATGGCAAAAGGGCTTGTCTATGTCCAGATGGTAAAACATACAGTAGAAAATGCTGTGATGGTAGTTTTCAAGCACAAGGAATTGGTAATATAACTAAAGACCCAACATAAAAACACAACAAATTAATAAATAACCTATTGTATAAATATGGACAATAAAACACAAAATATCTTACAGAAGTTTTCTAAGCAGAAAGTAGAAAAGGTAGAGTTGTCTATCGTAAATGACATAGAAAAACTTTACGATAAAGGACTTGCAGAAAACAAAAGAATTAGAACACAAATTGAAAAGTTAGCAAGAGAGTATAATGAAGCATCAAGATACTTTTCTGATATGTTAGGAAAGGTAAATAGGGCAGAGAAATTAGCAGAAGAACTTGGTGATAAGGAAATGATAAAGTATATAAATAACAGAAAGAGCGAAGCGAAATACTACATAGATGAAATGACAGGTAGAGCGCAAAAGATAATTAGTGTCTTACCATAAATACATAAAATAAGATATGAAACCAAGTGTACAAAAAATAGTAGCTAAGTTAGCTAAAGAGCAAGAGAAGAAAGTGAAAAAGGTAGAGTTGGCATCTATACAAAAAATTAAAGCGGACTATAAAGAGATAGATTCTTTGTTAAGCGTATTAGAAAACGAATTAAGGGCTTTAAGAGATGCCAAAAAACAAGCAAAGTCAAGGTTTGACCAATACGAAAGTAATTTAAAACCTACTGTAAGAGAAGCACAAGATGTTCTACAAAAGGTTAAAGAACTTGGTGTGCAAGATAACGAACTTGAAAAAATGGTGAGCCAATTAGAGTTTTGGGAAAAAGCAGCAAAAAAGTCAAGAGATAGTTTAGGACTCTAAAAACACAACAAACTGAATAGTAATTTATTGTACAATATATGAAAGCAACAGAAATTTTATCAAAAGCAAAAGAACTTCTTTCTATTGAAACAGAAGTGGAAGAAGTAAAGTTAGCACAAGCTACTTTAGAAAATGGAACTGTAATTGAAGCCGAAGAAATGGCAGCAGGACAAGAAGTCTTTATTGTTACAGAAGATGAAAAAGTGGCATTACCTGTGGGAGAATACACTTTAGAAGATGGTCAAGCCTTAGTCGTTGAAGAAGAAGGTATCATTGCTTCTATTGGTGAAGCCCAAGAGGAAGAAGCACCTGCCGAAGAAGAAGTAGAGGCAGCAAAAGAAGAAGAAATGGAATATGCTACTAAAGCTGAACTTTCAGAAATCAGAGAAATGGTTGAAGAAATCAAGTCTATGATTAAAGACAAAGAAGAAATGTCTGCGGAAGAAAAAGCAGAAGAAGCGGTTGAAGATATTGTTGAGGAAGTTAAAGAGGAATTATCAGAAGTTGAGAAAATTACTCACAACCCCGAAGCAAGTGCAAATAAAGAATTAAACCTTTATGCACAAAAAAGAACAAGTACTACATTTGACAGAGTACTTGGTAAATTTGGAAATTTTAATAAATAAATAAAAAATGGCAACAACTACTAGTATTACTACTACTTATGCAGGGGAAAGTGCAGGACAGTATATTTCCGCAGCATTATTATCAGGTGCTACTATCGAAAACGGTGGTGTAACTGTAAAACCAAACGTAAAGTTTAAAGAAGTAATTAAAAAATTATCTACTGATGCTATCGTAAAAGATGCAACTTGTGATTTTGACCCTACTTCTACTATCACGCTTACAGAGCGTATCTTACAACCAGAGTTCCAACAAGTGAACTTACAACTTTGTAAGAAAGATTTTATCTCTGATTGGGAAGCTATCTCAATGGGATATTCAGCACACCACGAACTACCAAGTTCTTTTTCTGATTACTTAATTGCACACGTTGCAGCTAAAGTAGCAGACCGTACAGAACGTTCTTTATGGAGTGGAGATACAGCAACTAACGGACAATTTAATGGATTCACTAAATTAGTTTCAGAAGATGCTGCTTTACCAAGCGGACAAGAAATTGCAGGAACAACTGTAACAGCAGCAAACGTAATTGATGAATTAGGTTCTATCGTAGATGCTATTCCTTCAACTTTATACGGTGAAGAAGATTTATACATCTATGTTTCTCAAAACATTGCTCGTGCTTATGTACGTGCTTTAGGTGGATTTGGTGCATCTGGATTAGGTGCTAACGGTACTAACAATATGGGAACTCAATGGTGGAATAACGGTTCATTATCTTTTGATGGTGTTAAGTTATTTGTCGCTAACGGTCTAGCTGATAACGATGCTATTGCAACTACTAAATCAAACTTATTCTTTGGAACAGGTCTTTTAGCTGACCACAACGAAGTGAAAGTTTTAGATATGGCTGACTTAGATGGTTCTGATAACGTAAGAGTTGTGATGAGATTCACAGCAGGAGCGCAAGTTGGAGTTATCGAAGATGTTGTAACTTACGGTATTGCAAACTCTGCAAACTAAGAAGTAATTAATTAACCTAAAGGGGTGGGTAAGCCAATGTGCCTACTCACCCTTTTTTAATACAAAATAATATGGCTTGTGATTTAACACGTGGTAGAAAAGAACCTTGCAAAGATGTAGTTGGTGGGATTCGTGCGGTATACTTTACAGATTTCGGAGATTACGGAACTGTTACCCAAACGGATGACGAAATTACAGATATGTCAGGTACTTTTACTGCCTACAAATATGAACTAAAAGGAAACAGCAGCTTTGAACAAGCTGTAACCTCATCAAGAGAAAACGGAACTACTTTCTTTGACCAAACTTTAAATATTACTTTTAAAAAGTTAACTAAAGAGGACAACAAAGAAATTAAGTTATTAGCTTATGGCAGACCACATATTGCAGTTGAGGACTACAACGGTAATGTGTTTGTGATGGGATTAGAACACGGTGCAGAGGTTACGGGGGGGTCAATCGTAACAGGGGCAAGTATGCCAGACCTCTCTGGTTATACTTTAACCTTTAACGCACAAGAGTTGAAACCTGCAAACTTTGTAGCTTCACCAACTGCTGCTGACCCATTTGATGCAATGACATCAGCAACTGTAACAGTAACAGAAGGTACTAATTCATAATTAGAATTTGACTAAGTAAAGAAGGGGTAACAAATAAGTTACCCTTTTTTTTTGACTTGTGCAAAACATTAACACAATTTTAACACAATATGTTAAAGTTTTGTTAAAAGTTAGGTTATAAACATTTTATTCACTACATTAGAGTAGTTCTTTGAAATAATGTCTAACTAAAACAAACAATTATGAACGAGTATGTTTATGATGATGGTGGCAGACACCATTATTACAGAATGAAGTACAAGAAAGACCGAATTGGTGATTGTGTTGTAAGAGCATTAGCGATTGCGACAAAAGAAGATTACCAAGAAGTCAGAAAAGAGTTATGGCAAACATCATTTCAGATTGGTGATATGCCTAACGGAAGGGCAACTTGGCAGTTGTTCTTAGAAAAACGTGGATTTGTTAAGGTTAAAAAAATCAAAGGTTATTGTCTTGGACAGTATCCTATTAGCCATAACGAGGTACACGTTGTAAAACTTGCAAATCACTTAGCCTGTTTAGATGAAGGTTTAGTGAGAGATATATGGGATTGCAGGTATCTGTATCCTTATGAAACTTGGAAGAAACCTTAACTGCAACAGGGGCTATATGCCCCTTTTTTCTTTAACAAACTTTTAACACATTTTTTTTAGTTGATAATTTGTTTATATCAAAAAAGCGTTATATGTTTGTAGTGTAATTGTTGATTCAGTTACAACGTTCTTTAAGATAATCTAAAACAGCAGGGTAAAATCTGTTTGAGTCTTGTAGTAAAGTTGTGTGGAAACACATAATAGATACCAAAGATTGGGATGTGGGTAAGCTAGCAATCCACAACCACCCTTAGTACGGGTGAGTCAGTACCAACGCGACAAGACAAGAACAGAAAATCCTAATAGTCTGGGGATGCTATTTACAATATGCTAAAAGTCCCCAAGTATATATAAGGGTGTCAGAGATGATGCCCTTTTTTTATGTCTATACTTAACAAAAAACAAATAATATTATTGTATATATATGATTGTACTTCAAGTATCAGATAGCGACCAAACATTTAGCTTTATTCCACGTTCTTATGTATCTGGAACTACTTACACTATTAAGATAGTAAACGAAACAACAAACAAAGAAGTTTATAGTGAAACTGCAACAAGTTTTACGTTAGTTGATTATTACTACCAACATACTGACACTTTTACTTTAATAGAAGATACGATGTACACTTTGGAAATAACAGCAGGAAATGAACTGATATTTAGGGATAAAATATTCTGTACTAACCAAACAATAAGTAGTTACAGCATAAACGATACAGACTATACGCAAAACAGCGTAGAAAATGAATTTATAGTATTATAATGGCAAGAAATAACAATAATAAAGTAAAAGCGGACAGCATTCACGTAGTAAGTCTATCTTCTTATAACAGACCAAAGATTGTAGAAGATAAAAAGAAAGATTGGGTGGCTTACGGTGATGACAACAATTACTACCAATACTTAATAGACTTATACACTAATTCTACGACATCTAACGCAATAATAAACGGTATCAGCAATATGATATACGGAAAAGGTTTAGATGCTTTAGATAGCAGTACAAAGACAAATGAGTACGCTGCTTTGCGTTCTATTTTTCACGATAAATGTTTGCGTAAAATAGCACTTGACCTCAAACTTTTAGGTGAAGCATCTTTCCAAGTATTATACAAAGATGGTCAAGTAGTAAGAAGTGAACACTTTCCTAGACAAACTTTACGTGCAGAAAAGTGTAACGAAGATGGAGAAATAGAAGCATACTACTATCACCACGATTGGGGAAACAAAAAGACTGCCGACAAACCACAAAGAATAGCAGCATTTGGATTTGGTAACGGTAAAGAACCAGAAATAAAAATTATAAAAAAATACGTTTCTGGATATGACTATTATTGTCCTGTGGACTATCAAGGTGGTTTAGCTTATGCAGAACTTGAATCAGAAATATCTGACT